GTTCGCAAGGGCTGGAAGATCCCGGACAACCTGCTGGCAGGCTTGCCGGCGGCGCTTGTCAAAATCGTGGCGGAGGGCAAGCCACGCGACAAGATCGCAGCGGCCCGCGTTTTGGTGAAGATGCAGGAATCAAACGCGGAGGCTGAGAAGCCCCCTGCAGTCGTCGCCCACGCCCACGCCCACGTTCACCGCGTCGAAAACCCGGAGTCCCCCGCAGATGTCAGCAGCGCCACCAGCAACCGAAGAGCGGCGCTGGCTGCTCGAATTGCTCGACTCCGCTGATTCGCCGGACGACCTGCAGGCGATCGAAGACCTGCTGGAGGCAGAAGAGCGGAAGCAGCACAGCACCCGCTGGGAATGCCGGACGCTGGCAGAGGTGGCGGAGTTTTTCGGGCTGGCCGTGCAAACCGTCAAACAATGGCGAACAGAGTCCCCGCCAATGCCTGGCACGGAAGGCCGCTACCCGCTTCAGCAGATCGTGGCGTGGCGACTGGCAAAACTGCAAAGCAACAGTACCAGCGACGCGAAGAAATTGGCGGAGGTTGAAGCTATTCGGCTGGTGAACGAGCGGCGCACAATGGAGAACGCACACAAGCGCGGACTGCTGATCGAACGGGAGGAAATTGAGCGTGACATGTCTTTGCTGTGGTCTCGATTATCGGCGCGGCTGCAGGGTATTGGCGAGCGAATTGCGGCGCTTGTTCCGGCTGAAATGAAGGCCACGACAAAGCAGCGCGTTGAACAGGAGGTGAGAGTGATTCAGAAGGAGTTCACCGACGGGCTGGAGGAACTGGTCAGTGAGTAGGTTATGTGTGGAAGTCTGCCGCGAAATGATGCGGCCGCGGATTCTTCAATCTGCTGGCGACTGGCTTCGCACGTCCTTTTATGACATTACCGGCCGGGCGTTCGATGAATCAATGGTGCCATGGGTCACCGCCCCCCAAGGCCCCTGCTGGGCTTATGACTCGATCCAGTTCCGAACCATCTGGCTGCAGTGGGCGGCCCGCATGTTCAAAACCAACTTCGGGCTGGCCATGCTCATGCGGTCGATGGACCAGCGCCCCGAAGAAACCATGTTCGCCACACCAGACGAAACCAACTGCAAGAGCGTTTTCGGCCGTCTGTGGCAGATGCTGGAGAACTGCCCGCGACTCCGAGACCAGACACCAATCCGACAACGGCAGTCAAAGACGCGAATTCAGCTCCGCCGGTCAGTCTGTCACGGGGCCTGGCCTCGCGGCAAGTCGCGGCTGGCCGACAAGTCGATTCGTGTGGCCCATGCAAACGAGATTGACAAATGGGTGATGGAAGCCAGCAGCACCGAAGGTGACCCGCTGGAACGCTTTCGAAAGCGCGGAGCAGAGTACCCGGACAGAAAATTCGTGATGGAGTCAACGCCGTCTGTCCGCGGCAAAAGCAACGTGGAAACAGGGCTGCTGGGATCAACACACCACCGCTACCGCGTCCCTTGTCCGCACTGCCACAAATTCCAGGCGATTGAATTCGGCGACGGCAGCAGCCCCGGCGGGATCTTTTTTGAGAAACTCCCTTCCGGCCAGTCCGATAAGGAACTGGCGCGCAGGACGGCTCACTATGTCTGTCGCTTTTGTGAGGGTCGCATCGATGACATGCACCGGCCGGAAATGATGATGCGCGGCGTGTGGGTTCCGGCGGGTTGCGAGGTGGACCACGAACGGGCAATGGAAGCCCGCGACCTTTCGCCCGATGATATGTCTTGGCTGCGCGGTGAGCCCCGCAACTGGGGGCAGGATTACGGGTGCCAAATCAGCGTTTTCTACGCTCTCTTTCATGGCTGGGGAAGCATTGCGGCCGACTTCGTTTCTAAGTGCAAAAATCCGTCAAAACTTCGTCAGTGGATTAACGAAGACAAGGGCGAAACATGGGAACCGCGCCGCACAAAATCAACGCCAGAGCGAGTCGGCGAGCGGCTGAAAACGCAGTTGCCCCGCGGCATTGTGCCAGTCTGGGGCCGGTTGCTCACTGTGACCATCGACCAGCAGGCGGCAGAGGGTGGCTACCGGCTCTGGGTGGTCATAGCTCATGGCGCGGACTGGCGTTCTCATGTCGTAGATTACGGGCTGACGCAGACGCTTGATGAAATTTGGCAGGCGACCATCTGCAGGGCTTACGAGCACGAGGACGGCGGCAACTCCATGCGGCCACATGCTGCAGCCGCAGACTCCGGATGGGACACTAAAGCTACATACGATTTCGCCAACCGCCACGATGGCTTTCTTGCCATCAAAGGTGCCAACCATGACCTCGGCGGCAAGCCTTACCGGCTGTCTTCGGTGCAGGAAGGCGACCACGCAGGGCAAACACTGCTGACGGTGGCCACAGACTTCTGGGAGACAGACCTGCAAGCCCGTTTGGACGACCGAACGCCAGTAGATTCCGAAAGCCTGAGCATTTGCGCCGGGGCTGATCGGGACATGGAATTCCTTGAGCAGCTCTGCAACGCCACGCTGGGCGACAAAGTGGACACCCGCGGCAACGCCAAATTGCTCTGGGTGAAGAAAAACGAAAACGCCCCAAACGACTTTCGCGACGCGATTCGCTACGGGCTGGCCTTGGCGGTATGCTACGCGGAAGAAAACGGCGGGTTTCCAGCACGATCAGAGATCAAGACTCAAAGGACCGTGGTCAATGCAGGCGAGACACGAAGCGACGGGAGGCCCTGGATTGAATAAGCCATCAAAGCATCGGCCAGCAGCCGCAACCCCGCAGTCGCAACACCAGCGGCCAGCAATCGACCTTCCGGCGACCACACAGGGCGAGGAAATCGAGATGCACCGACGCTGTCCCATTTGCTGGGGAGGCCGGGGCGGCTATGGGTTGGCGTATTCCACGCAGGGCAAGACCAGATATTACCGCTGCTGCAAGTCGGCAAAGCCCGGGCTGGGGCCGTGCGGTCACACGTGGACCGTTCGCGTGCAGCTTGAGACCATCGTGATTCAACACCGCGTAGTGAGTCTCGACGGTCAGCGGTGACCACTGGTAAAGCTGGTATGTAATTTCGCGCGCACTGCCGCACAATTGGCGGCATGGCATCACCGCAAGAAATTTTAGAGGCAACTGAGCAGGCTATCTTGGACTGCCTGAAGGCGCAGGACTATACCGTCGCCGGACGCAGAAAGCAGATGGCACAACTCCGCGACCTGCGCGAATTGCGTCAGCAGCTCAAAGACGAAATCAGCGCTGGCAGCACCAGCAGCGGCGGCATGGCAACCCTTCTTTCGCTTGGGGAGCCATCGCTGTGAACATCCTTGACCGCGTGATTGGATTTTTCAGCCCTGAGGTTGGCGTCAGGCGTGCGGCGGCTCGGGCAAGCCTGCAGCAGATCAATCAATTGATCGGCACACCCAACGGCCCGTATGCGGCCGCAAATCGTCACCGACTCAACGCCCGCAACCGGATCGTCTGGCGGGAAAACGACGTTGACACGTCACGAGCGCAAAGCCTGCGAGCGGATTCGTGGCAGTTGTACCGGGACAACCCAAACGCCCGCAAGGTGGTACGCACAATCGTCGCCAAGACCATCGGCCGGCACGGAATGCAGCCCGAATCCTTGGCAATGAATGCCGACGGAACAGCCAACATCGCCTTTCGGGAAAGGGCACAAGAGCTGTGGGCTCGCATTCAATCCGGCTTCGATCTTCGCGGCCTGCCAGGCAAGGGCGGGCAGACGTTCGCCGGGCTGCAGAAGCTGGCCCTGCGCAATGTCATTCTCAGCGGCGACATCCTCTACCGGCTGCAGCCGATCAGCGAGCAAAAACAGCAGGCGCATGATCTTCCCGTGCCGGTTGCCCTGCAGCTCATTGACACCTGCAGGCTGGCCGACGAATCGGAGCTGGTGGCCGAAGCAGTGCCCGAAGGCAACACCGTTTTCCGCGGTGTGGAATTGACCGAACTCGGCGAGCGTGTGGCCTATCACATTCGCGTTCAGCCGCCCTACGCCTCGGCAAATCAGACGGGCGCGGTGAAGCGGTTTGGAATCGCAGAGA